GTAAATGATTTAGCAAGATTAAAATTTAAAGAACAAATATTAAAAGAAATTATGTTTGATTTTATGGTTTGTGAAATTGAAAATTGGGATAAGAAAGAATACATAAAAGAGCTTCAAAAAATGTTAAACCAAATAAACACAACACAATGAAAACACTACTTTTCTTAACATCCTTACTTTTTGCAAGTGCTACATATCCACTTGCAACACCTGCAAATCAGAAACAATCTGCTAAAATACCGATACACGTTGACGCTTACATAAAACGCTTTTTAAAGACTGCAAAAAAAGAAGCTGAACTATTTAATATACCTGTCAGCATTAAACTTGCACAGGGCATTTTAGAAAGCAATGCAGGCAAATCCGAACTAAGCCGCAAACATAACAACCATTTTGGGGTGAAATATCGTGGCACTGGCAAATATGCAGTTTATCGTGATGACATACCAAAAGACAAATTTCAAGTTTACAAATCGGCTTGGCGTTCATATCGTGACCATTCAAAATTACTTTGTATGAAAAGATATTCGCACTTGCGTAAACTTAAGCGCACCGATTATAAAAGTTGGGCGCACGGCTTAAAAAAAGCAGGTTATGCAACCGCTCCGCACTATGCTGAAAGTCTAATCAAAGTAATCGAAACCTATAAGCTTTATCAATACGATAAATAAAATGCTTTACCAATTCTTTCACGATCCAATACGCGGTTCTGAATGGTATGTAGTTGACCGATGCGAAAACGGAACTTATAAAGCTATTTGCACACGCCAAACGAAAACTTATAAATTAGGCTGTATTACTAATTTCTTTTTCGATGATATGTTAATTTGGCGCAAAGGTAGGTTAAAACCAAAATGTAATTCATTAACTAATTTAAATATTAAAGCACATCAAAGATGATTAACAAAGTAACGTTAATTGGGAATCTTGGCAAAGAACCCGAAATTAAAACAATAGGCGATAAAAAGCTATCTAAGTTTAGCATTGCAACATCTGAAAGCTACAAAGACAAAGATGGCGAATGGAAACAAAAAACGCAATGGCATAATGTAACATCCTGGTCAGAAGTTAAAGCTGAAAAAGGCGATACTTTATATGTTGAAGGTAAAATAGAATACCGCGAACATGAAGGCAAATATTATACTGATATTATTGCTTCTTATACACGTAAAATGAATAGCAGTCAAAAAATTGAATCTGTAAAAGCTGAAGTAGTTTTACCACAAACAGATAGTGAAGATTTGCCATTTTAGAAAATAGCACTTGCAATTATAATATAATTATATTATTTTTGTAGTGTTGTCATAAAGTTTTCATCAATTTGGTTTTTTGAACCGCCTGTTTTGAAGTTCAGGCGGTTTTTTTTAAGCATTACACATGTATCTAACATTTCAACAGGCTATGGACTTAATAAAGCCTGAAGGTTATAAGAATCCAACATACGCGCAAACGCGAATTAGACAGCTAATAAACGATGGTAGTTTAGTTGAAGTTAAACCCGAAATATTTGTTGACGATGAAAGTGTTTTTGTATCATTAGGCTTTATAAAAACTGAAGGCTTAGTTTGTGAAAAATCTGTATTTAGCTACATCGAAAAGCGTAAAAATCAAATTCAAAATATTGGCAAAATTCCAAAACAAAATATCGAAATAAAGGCTGTTTTTTGTGACGATACAACATCTAATTTTATCAGCATTGAATCAGCATGTAGGTTTTTTAATGTTAGCCGCGCAAAAATAAGTAAAGGCATAAAGAAAAATAAGCCTGTTAAAATCAATAATCAATTAGTCAAATTTTACATAAAATAACAAAACACATGAAACATATTTTAGTAATATTACAATTAATAGTTTATTTTTTTATTAGCTATTTTTTTACATGGCAATTATCACTTTTCATATTTTTAGCAATATTTTTAAATAATTTAGAACAAAGAACACATGTTTAACCAATTAGCAAAAGAAATACATGAAGGTAACGCATCGCGCGGTTTTTGGGAATGCGAACGCAAATTAACAGAAGTCGTTATGCTATCTGTTTGCGAATTAGCTGAAGCAATTGAAGCAGATCGCGCTGGCAAATGGTGTACAGAATCTGATATTATTAAATATTTAAACAAATATGAACCTGATGTATTTAAAGAATCAATTAAAGATTCTGTTCAAGATGAAATAGCAGATGCAATAATTAGAATTTTAGACTTTAGTCATAAGTTTAATATTGACTTAGATTTTCACATCAAAGCTAAATTAAATTATAACGCCTCACGCGCATATAAACACGGCAAACAATACTAACATGACAAGACAGGAAAAACATCGCTTAAAACGAAAATTAGAATACTTTAAAGGCTATTATGATGCATTGCTTTGGGTACAGAATGAACAGCCTTATGATGATGATGTTGAAGAAAAATGCGATTATGTTTTTGACAAAATAAATGATATTCAAAAAAGCCTTAAAAATGAAAACGATGACATCTGAAGAAAAAAAAGCCGCTCTAATTGAAAAAATAGGCGAACAAAAAGTTAATGAACTAACTCAAAACATTTGGTTACTTATTGGCGCATTGCATACAGCTAAATTTGCTATTGCACAATTTGAACCGCAAAAAATGAAATTTGAAATGAAAAGCCGTTTTAACAATTTAGGAACGGCAATAAATTCTTTTATCAATAACTTTGAAAAATCAGCATCGCCTGAAGATCGCGAAATGTTAACCGCTGTTAGCTTTGATAATGTCGCTGGCATTGCTGAATTGATTGCAATGGCTGTATTGTTACCACCTAATCAAATAGATTGGTATATTGAAGAATGTAAAAAACTTACTTTTGTAGCTATTAACCGCGAAAATTCATGAATTGTGTAGTTGAAGCTGTTAATAAGCTATTCAATTTTGATGTTAGTAAATTTCCTGACCGCGAAGTAGGTTATGCAATGTGTGACATACAGCGCATGATACCAGCTGAATTTTCTGTATGGATTGTTTACGCTAATCACACTAAATGCATTAACTTTGACCTACTTAAACAGCTGCCTAAATCAGAAAATTATATACCGCTATTTTTGTTTAAATCTATAATGTCAAGTAGGTATAAAATGCATTGTGAATTTGCATTATATGACCGCAACACAGTCAATATAGACGGCAAAGAATACGATGCTGATGAATACTTTAAACAAAACAAAATAATTCAAGTAGCGGCAATTATTAAATACGAAACACATGAAATGCTAAGTATATTAAAATGAAACAGCCCGATATTACTCAGGCTGTAAACACATGAAAACTAAAAAAACCAAAACAAAACAGACTATTTCTTTTTATTAAACATATCTTTAGGATTTGGTATAAATCCTTTGAAGTAACCTATAATATCAACACCAGTTGTTTGACTGACATTTTCCCAAATAGATTTTAACTCAATACCGCAAATAAATAATGCTATATAATAAGATAGCGTAAAATCTAAGTCAAACATCCAGGTAAAAACCTGACTTGAAACAATCGCTAAAGAATAATCATTTAGCTTTGATATTGACCTTCTAAAACCTTTTGAATGTATTTTTTCGCCTAATGATTTAGCTTTGCGAACGCCTGTTATTAGGTCAACAGTTAGTAAAAAAGTAAGTCCAATAATTAGCGGTTTTAAAATACACAGTTGTTCTTTAATTTGTGGCATCAGCTGTGCAAAATAATTCAGGGAATCGGCAGTAATAGTCAGGGAATCCATTAGTAAATTTTAATATAACGTGAAAGAATGACAGCCGTAGGTGTGCAAATAAAAATTGACCACCACGGTAACATGACAAAAATCACAAAAAAAAGTGATATTATCAAGCTAATCCACGTAGAAAAACAAATTGGACATGCACCAGCCATGCTCCAAGGGTTATTTTTCATATTATTTTCTACATTTTTGTAAACTTTGTCTACTTCTTCTAAGAATTCCTTATAAATAACTTCTGATTCTTCAGCTGTTTTTCCTTCAAATTGCTTAACTAAATACTGATCGCGTTTAGCTTTCCAATCTAAATAATTATTCCATACGCGTTTTTTTTCTTTGTGTTCAAAGTCAAGATACTTATTTGAAATAAACTTGCCATAAGCTGAAAAAATACGCCCTGTATAAAATTCACCTTGAATAGGTGAACCAATGCAATAATGCAAAAACTTAATTGCAAAGGCTGTAAATATTGTTAGTGTTATAAGTGATAGCATATTATACAGCGTATTGAGCTAACCAAATATTTACCATATCGGGAATATCGGCATCATCCCAAGTGTCGGTATAAGGCATATCCTCAGCACGTACACCAAACTCGGCGGATGTAGTTGTAAGAATTATAAATACAGATAATAATTTGTCAATTGCTTTGTCACCTATCGTATTAAGGTTTATGTTAATTGCAGGGTCTGTGATTTCTACTTGAAATTGTGGAAACTTGTATGTCATTTTATTATTTTTTTATGTTATGAAAGTGTTGTTCCTGTAACTGTGAAAGTGCGGCAGGGGATGTATTGAATACTTGGGTCAAATTGACCTGCTGATACAAATTGACCGTCAAGATTTCTATATATATAAGCATTGCCAGTTGCTATTAATCTGTTTGAAGTCCAAAATTGAAAACTTAAAGTTAAATTAAATGGAGCAAACTGCAATAAATTAGATGAAAAATTATAGTTAACAATATTCATCAATTCTTTTATATTTGTTAACCTCCACCCTGTTGTAAATGGTGCAATACTTACAGCTAAAGCGCCTGAAACCGCAGCGCTCCAAGTTACTGCGCTTCCATTATTTGTCCTTCTATACCCTAAAACTGTACTACCATTATAAGTACTCCAATCAATAACAATATTTT